AAATGGGTTGTATTCTGTTACAAGTCCTACTGCTTTCATATATAAATCCCCTTGCATTTTAATTCTGTAAATAAATTCTATAAATATTATGTACTTATTGTATCATAACATAAATTATAATAAATGTTATCTCTATATTGATAAATCAACGAAAATATCCAACACATAAACCCCCCGAAGCATTAGCCGCAGGCTAATAAGGCAGTATTTAAGGAATTATGGTGTAATCCCGATAAAGGGGTTACACCTTTTTCTTTATTTAAGCGGATTTCTCCGTATTTTGCTAGCATTTGTTTTTTTGCATTTAAAGCAAAACTTGTTGTATGTTCTTCTACCTGTATTGGGATTTATGAAAAAATTCCATTTTTGTTTTATTTTCTTTGATAATCTTGACATTGTGAAAACTCCTTTCACTCATTTGGACAAAGAGTGTCAAAATGCACACCTAAATCGGATAACTTATAGAAAAAATAACCGTCTATCAAGAACGATAAACAGTTAGAGAATAATCAAAAATTTTATATTTTAATTTGCTGACAAGTGATTATTTTTCAGCAAGTATTCAATGGATTATTGGATTGTAATTATCACCAAATTTTTCAAAGCACAATATCACGAAATGCAATAATATATTGCTTTTCGCAAACGGACATATTATACTGTATATGGTTTTAAACTTTAATAAATTTAGAGCAGGAGGGACATATGATTTACAGTTATAATAAATTATGGAAGTTATTAATAGATAGAAAAGTCACGAAAACTGAACTCCGGTTACAAACAGGAATTTCTACAAATATGCTTGCAAAAATGGGAAAAGATGAACCAGTTTCAATGGAAACATTAGCAAAGGTATCCACCTACTTAGGCTGCGGGCTTGATGATATAGTTGAAATTCAGAAAGGCGATGAATCACAATGGCAAAAAAAGAAGTAAAAACTGATTTGTGGGTATATGACCTTTTAAAGCAGGCTGATATACAATTAGATGCACAAGGCAGCGACATAATGGAAATAAATGAAGCGTTGAAAACTGCTTCAAAGAAAGGCACTGGAAAAGTTGGTTTTCCGGAATATGTTGGTGTTGTTAAAGATTATCTTTTGGTTATAGAGGATAAAGCTTCTATAAGTAAACATATCAAACTGGACGATAAAAACTGTATTAGTATTGAAATTAATGCAGTGCGTGACTATGCAGTTAACGGTGCATTGTTTTATGCTAAGCATCTTGCGAAAAATACTACGTATAAGAAAATTCTTGCCTTTGGTGTATCTGGAGATGAAAGAAAACATAAAATTTCTCCGTTATATGTTGATGAAACAGAATTTTACAGAGAACTTCCAGAAGTTCAGTCATTTATTTCCTTTAATGAAGATAATATTGATGAATATTACACAAGAGAAGTTCTAAAAGAAGATACTGATACAGAAAAAGAAACAGCAGAAATTTTAAAAGATGCCGCTGTATTACACGAAGATTTAAGAAATTATGGAAATCTTCTTGATACGGAAAAACCATTGATTGTATCGGGAATAATGCTTGCACTTCGTGAAGCAGAATTTAAGAATTTTTCTATTAATGATTTGACTGGTGATACGATAAAAATGGATGGTCAGAAGATATATGATGCCATAGATGCTAATTTAAAAAGAGCAAACGTGTCTCCGGCTGTAAAAAAAGATAAAATTTTAGGACAATTTGCTTTTATTAAAGATACAGTAAAATTAAATGAGATTGATGAGAAACTGAATAAAACACCGTTGAAGCATTTTGCAGAATTTTTATATAGTAAAATATATCGTTCTATTCGATTCTCCAAATCCGCAGAAGATTATATTGGTCGATTTTATGGCGAATTTATGAGTTATTCTGGTGGAGACGGACAAACACTTGGAATTATTCTTACGCCGAAACATATAACGCAGTTGTTTTGTGATTTGCTTGACTTAAAGCCTAACGATGTCGTGTTTGACCCTTGCTGTGGAACGGCCGGTTTTTTAATTGCGGCTATGCATAATATGTTAAAAAAAGCTGATAATGATGTTCAGAAAAAGAGTATCCGACAAAATCAGTTACACGGAATTGAATTGCGTCCGAATATGTTTACAATTGCCACAACGAATATGATTTTACGTGGTGATGGAAAAAGCAATTTAATAAATGATGATTTTTTGAAGCAAGACCCTAATAAATTACAGTTGAAGCAAGCAACTGTTGGAATGATGAACCCTCCATATTCACAAGGCTCAAAACAAAACCCTGACTTATATGAAATTGCTTTTACAGAACATTTGTTAAACTCAATGTCGGTGGGTGCAAGATGTGCGGTTATCGTTCCACAATCGACGATGACAGGAAAATCAAAGGAAGAAGCGTCTATCAAAGAGAATATTCTAAAAAATCATACCTTAGAGGGAGTCATTACTTTGAACAAGGATACTTTTTATGGAGTGGGAACAATGCCTTGTATCGCCCTGTTTACAGCAGGAGAACCACATCCGTCCGATAAAATATGTAAGTTTATAAACTTTGAAGATGATGGTTATAAAGTTGCTCCCCATATCGGATTGTTAGAAACTGAATCAGCAAAGGATAAGAAACAGCATTTGCTTGATGTATGGTTCGACAGAATAGATAGCGAAACAAAATTTTGTGTAAAAACAACTGTTGAGGCCGATGATGAATGGCTACATAGTTTCTACTATTTCAATGATGAAATTCCGACAGAAGCTGACTTTGATAAAACGATTAGTGATTATCTGAGTTTTGAGTTCTCAATGATTATGAAAGGAAAACAATATCTCTTTGAGGAGGTGAATACAGATGATGAAATTGATGGATAGAGAATGGAAAGCGTTCTATATCTCTGACGAGAAGGACAATGGTATATTCAAATTGAGAGCTTCGTTGTCGGGAATAGATAAGAACAAATTAGTTGATTGTAAAGAGTCTGATATTCCATATATTACACGTTCCGATTTCAATAATGGTGTTGCGATGTTTGTTGGTAAGGAACAAAAAGCGAAATACAAAATTGATGATGGCAATGTTATAACCATTGGGCTAGATACGCAGACCATTTTTTATCAACCACATTCTTTCTATACTGGGCAAAATATTCAGGTGCTTTACAATGAACATCTGAACAAATATGTTGCAGAATTTATCATTCCGTTACTTAAAATGCAGGTTTCTAAACTGTCTTGGGGTGGAAATGGTGCAACATTAGGGCGATTAAAGCGTATGCAACTGCTGCTACCAATTTCGGATTATGGACAACCTGATTATATGTTTATGGAAGAATTTATCAAGGAACGTGAAGTGATAAAACGCAAACAATACCTTGACTATTGTAAGGAACAACTTAAAATCTTCGGGGAGGGGTACAACCTAATACCTCTTGCTGATAAGCAATGGAAAGCATTTTTTATTGGAAAAATTTTTACAATAAGTGCAGGAAAAAGATTGACAAAAGCAGATATGGACAGTGGTGATATTCCATTTATCGGAGCAACGGATTCCAATAATGGTATCACAAGTTGGGTAGCAACGCCTAATACTTCTTTTGATAAAAATGTTTTGGGTGTAAATTATAATGGTAGTGTTGTTGAGAATTTCTACCATGTTTACGGTTGTGTTTTTTCTGATGATGTTAAAAGACTTCATCTGAAAAATCATACTGATAATAAATATATTCTGCTATTTTTCAAAACGGTTATTCTACTGCAAAAAACAAAATATACATATGGGTACAAATTCAATGGGAAACGTATGGAACGACAAAAAATTTTGCTACCTGTGAATGAAAACGGAACTCCTGATTATGATTATATGGGGAAGTATAGTAAAAATTTATTATGTGAAAAAATTCAGAGATATATCAAGTATGTTGAATGCTAAATATTGATACGAAAAACAACATAGGATTCAGTGCATTTTATTACTTGAGACTTACTATTTTTACATAAAAAATATATGTCTTAAGGTGTCCCTAATGAACATTTTACCGTTTGGATAACCAAATGGTTTGCTTGCTAAGATTATGTATCGTAATTCAATAAATAAAATTAAGACACAGCCTACGGAATTTTCTCCGTAAGTTGTGCCTTGTTTTTAGTTATATATTGCTTGTTCATTAACAATTTCTGTTGCTCGATTGCGAATGTTGTTAATCTTTTGCACCCATAACATCATATCGGTTGCTTTGAGTTCTTCAGTAACTTTTTCTTCTTTGGCAAGTGCTTTAACGAGTTCAGAGAACATCTTTTCTGCTTGTTCTTCGATGTCGGCAAGATATAAATTGAGCTTACCGCTTGTCAGCAAATTGTAGTAATGCACCTTATGACTTTGCTTCAAATATCGTTTGTGCCTCATTGCCCATACACCGATATTCGTTTCTTTTTCTTCCGCCGGTAACGAAAGATTAGGCAATAAATAATCACCCGCCTGCGTATAAGTGCCACCGTTATTTTCAAAAATTGTTTCCATATCGAAACCTCCTTGATTCTTAGTAAGTTCATTATACGAAAAACAAAATAAAATTGCGAATGTGCGGATTGTTGTTTGAATATGATGTTCGACTATCGGTAAAACTGTATTTTACCAAATCCTATATGAACATTCGCACCAAAAAATAAAAGACATCCATTAGGGTGTCTTTTGTTTTTTATATAATTTTAACAGGACTCGAACCTGCGGCGGAATTATCCAAATTTGGCGACTGCAAAGAGCAACAAATTTGGGAGAAACAGTCCGGTGGACTGTTTCGTAGAATTCCTGTTTCTTAAAAGAGTCCTGTCACCTCGACCAAATGACCTTAGAAAGCGAAAAACTTCCTAAGGTCTTATTTTTTAGCAAGTCCATCACCCTTTACATTATTGCTTTATACACTCTTCTTATAAAATAAAACTAAACTTTTTAAAGGGAGTTTTACCAAAAGCATAAACTTTTTCTAGCGAGTTTTTTAAATTTTTGAATATTTTTCGTTGAAGTATGGAATAAACGGAAGCATAAGTTTTCCTCCTAAATATTGAACATCAGTTCAAGTTCTTCTTTTGTAATTAATAAAACATTGACAAAAGATAATATAAATGATATTATAATGTTACGTAGTCCGATGCCAAAAACTACGTATCTCAATCAAAACGCCATCGGTTACTCAGCCGAGGGTGTTTTTGTTTTAGTTTAAAATTTATCTGTCAAATGCAATTCTTGTTTCAAAGCATTAACAAGACTCGTCGAATTCGGAGAAGCCTGCCGCAAGTTCAAGTCTTGTTCATACTGATAAATAAAAAGAGACACCTTTCATTTGGTATCTCTTTTTTTGGTCGAGGTGACACAGAACTGAACTAGCCTTCTACGAAACAGTCCACCGGACTGTTTCTCCCAAATTCGCACTTCGCTTTTGCTCGCCGAATTCGGAGAAGCCTGCCGCAAGTTCAAGTCTTGTTCATACTAATAAATAAAAAAGAGATACCTTTCATTTGGTATCTCTTTTTTTGGTCGAGGTGACAAGACTTGAACTTGCGGCCTCTGCGTCCCGAACGCAGCGCTCTACCAAGCTGAGCTACACCTCGAAATATTAAGTTGAAGCACTGATATGCAACAAACAAGAGTATATACGAAAAAAAGAAAAAAGTCAAGAGAAATTCAACTACTTTTCAACATACAAGGCAAAAAGCAATGAAAGAATTTTCTTCCATTGCTTTTTCATTACGTGTTAGCGCCTATCTTATACAAACATAGCAATATGCAACACCCGACTCATTAAGACAAACAACTTCGTTCATAATACCCTTAAGGTTTTGAGAAACTTTAAGAGTTTTTCTGTCATCTCTAAAACGCAAACCGTTTGTAGTACCAAAGGTAGAGCCATAAGCCGTATAAATATAGTCTTTGCTATTTGGCGCATCCCAAACGTGAGGGGTAACGCCTGTCGGGAAAATAATAACTGCGCTCGGATTAAACGGGCAAGCGGTTGCAATTTCACGAACACTTTCATTATTGCCATAATAAATATTGCAATAAACATTCGTATTCCATTTGTTTCTTTCCTCCTCAGACACGTGGCAGGACATATCGTTTTTATGGTCTATAATTTGCTTATCGATAATCAAATTATCATTACAAAAATCTTCTCTTTTAGGTTTGTCCCCACCGAGCCAAAGATTAAGCCCTATTTCTGTTTTATTTGTGCTGCTCATTGTGCACCTCCTAAACTGTCTATAAAATTAAATGATATTTTTGCAATTTTATCCCAATCGTCTGCATTATAATCAAGCGCATCAAGCGCATCGAAATCATAAATACTCTCATTCGCCTGCATAACAACACCGGGACAAATATATTTTTCAAAATAAGAAATATTTTTTAAAATTTGCGATAAAAAAGACTCTTTACTGCCGCCGGCAGAAAAAACAAAATTCGATACGCTAAACGTCATATTTTTATCAAAAGTTTTCAAACATTCCTCTTTAAATTCATCATATTTATATTTAACAAAACCTTGCGATAAGCCTTTTTGAACATTCTCATAGTTAATCTCATCCAAATCGAGTAAATCGCACATCATTCTAATGCCGTAATTTTTAGCCGAATCGAAAAACACTTCAGAAAGCATTTTATCAAAATATTCTTCCACAAGCGTCATTCCCGCATCAATAGCTTTAATCATGGCATAATTGAATCCGTTTCTTCTTACGTTCAAATTAAGCGCAGACAAAAGCGACGAAAGCCTGTAAATGCGTGTATTGCTAACATTCATAAAGTTCGACCTCCAAATTGTCGAGAAGAATATAGCCGTCGCCGTCGCAAAGAATACAATCGCCCAAAACATTTGTTCCGCTTATTTCAACGCTTTGAACGCTGTCGATTTTCAGCGCCGCCTTTCTAATCTCATCAAGTGAAATATTATAGTTTATTTTATTGCGTGTTAAAATTTCATAAATGTTATCATATATTTCTTGCTTTTGTGACACCTCATCAGAAATACTGTCAACATTAGCCTTGACCTTTATCGATACATGTGTCTTTTTGGCATACTCAAAACGAATTTTAACACCAAACAGTTCAATTTGCGGAAATGCTTTTTTGATGCCTTCCAATTCTTCACTCGTGAGTTCTCCGGGGCAAGAAACAATTACCCTTACGCTTCCGGGGGTGTCGCTTTGCTTTATTGAGCAATCTTTAATATTGCCAATGTTTTTAATTTCAAGTTCAATTGAACTTTTATTAAAATAATTAAGCGGAATTTTAAATGTTGACATAATTCTTTTTCTAAACGAGCCGTCGCTTTCGTCATCGCTTCCGCCTGTTATCGGATACGCATTAAACGCATACTCAATCCCCGACGGAGGATTAACAAGAGTCAGTAAATTGTCGCCCTCTAAATTGTATTTTTCTCCGTTTCCCAAAGCGGTACAGGAAACCGATATACTTGTATTGCCCGCTTTAAGAATAACCGTTTCATCTGTTGAATACTGAATAAGCGGATAATTCGGTTTTGAGCAAACAGTTCCCTTTTCAATAACTATATCGCTTGCAATTGCCTCATTAATGCCAAATGTAAGCGTACCCTTTGCTTTAGTGCCGAGCTTTCTTTTACAATCACGCAACGCACCGTGACGGTCAAGATATCCTCCCGTTGCAGTTTGAACAAACGCTTGCTTTAAAATAAAATCGCCGTAGCATGACAAGCCGTAAAGTTCGCTTGCAATTGCTTCAAGCTTTTTTTCATCAATAGAATTTTCAGCAATTTCCCTGCCAATTTCTTTATTGTAAGCAGCTTTCATATTCTGCAAAATTTCATTATATGTAGACTTCATATTACAACGTACACCTGCCTTCCCTCATTATTAATAAGAACATCAACTGTAATTAAATTATCGTTTTTGATATACGTAACATTTTTAACATATACCCCGTCAAGCTTTGATAAAGCCATTCTGATAAACGACAGCATAAGCCTTTCGTTGTCTTTTGCCTCGTGTATTCTGCTGCCGAAATCTTTGTCGGGATAGAATTCTCCTTTTTCGCAATAAACAGCCGAGCGGCACAAATTAATAATATCGGCTGTTTTTTCATTAATATCACTCAATAATTTTGCCCTCCTTTGATATAACCAATCCGTTTATCACTATGCTTCCGTCATTTTTGAGGTGAATATATGCACCGGAAAGAGATGTGATTTTAATTTCTCCGTATTCAACATTTGAACTGTCGTTTTCAACTCCTATGCAAACCTGCTCTCCTCCGCCTTGAGTAAGCAAAAGCCTTTCACCCTTAGGTATACAAAAATTGTAGCCGTAGGGAGAGTAAAAATTAACATTTCTTTCAACGCCTGTTGAAGTTGCCTCAACAGCACCGTTTGAGCTCATAGTAACCTTGCCGCATTCAACAGCAGGCACTTTTTGCTCTTTAATAATCTGCTTGCTAATCCACATAATTTACCTCCGAGATATCAATATTTTTTCTTAAAATAAGCTTTGTTTGCTCAGCGTTTTCATCAATGGAATAAACCTTCTCAAAAAGCAGATAATCATTAAAATCACCAAGTTTACCGCTGTAATCAAACCGCTGTAAAAGCTCGCTTTCAACATAACCTTTAAGCGTTATTTCAAGGCGCTTATAATCCTTGAACGAATCTTTGAGCATTTTAGAAATTTTATAATTTCTCTGCCAACTCGGAAGCGCCGCAAGATTTACATATCTTTGCCTTGAAAATCCTAATTTTTCAGCAAGCTGCGAATAGGTGTGGCAATCGTAAAGATACGAAAATTCCTTTTTATAATTAACTGCCGAAATCGGTTCGCTTCGATTTATTATGCTTTTGGCCGAAATCACTGAAAAATCATTAAGGCTTAATATATTTTCGCTCGGTTTCAACATAAAAATTTCGTTATCGGCATTAATCCTTATTGAATTGCCGGTAATTGTTGAAACGAGCAAATTGATGGCACCGTAAAGCGAGGAGCCGCTTGAAACTTCATATTTTTTAAACGTGCAAATATCGTCAAGCTTATAAGAAAAGCCGAACGGTTTTGCATAAGCGTCAAACAGACTTTGAGCGCTCGGACGATTATATGTATAAGCGAAAGCATCGTTGTCAACCAAAAGGCAGGCGCTTGAACGTGCATAAATATATGTTTCAAATCCTCTTTCATCAGCAGTTGTCCTCTGGCAATCGCAATAGCCGTTAAATATCAGTTTGTTATTTTTATAAGCATATACTCTCTCAATTTCATCAAGCGATTTGCCGCCGATAATTTTAATGCTTAGACTGTCGCAAGCAACCTCTGCCGTCTGTGTTAAAACAGCTGAAACAATACCGCTTGGTATTATTTCCTTTCCCAACGTTGTCACTAAAACAATTTTCATCTCAGCTTCACCCGATCACCTTTCTTTATTGAAAACGGACTTTCTATATCATTTAATTGCATAATTTCGTCAACGCTCATATTTGCCCTTGCCGCAATATCAAAAGCAGTATCCCCGTCGTATGCGACAATATAATCGAGAGGAGCAATTTCCTTTTTATCATCACACACCTGAGTAAACTCAAATTCATACTCGATTTTACCAAGCGTTGCACTTGAATCATACTTAAACTCGGTAAAAATTGCCTCAATAGGATAAAGCGACGGGCAATGAA